TTTCCCTGCGGGAGCAGGCCCGTTTTCTGGATATCAATCATGACCTGGTGATTGGTGTGTTTGACAAGCTGGAAGAGCGGGTGATTGGTGCCAGGGGAATTATTGTGGAGCCTCAGCCATTACGAAAAAACGGGGAAATGGCGGCTGAGCTGGCTGCGGATATCCGCCGTTTGTGGGCTGAATGGTCCGTGAGTCCGGATGTGACAGGGCAGTATACCCGTCCTGTGCTTGAACGTTTACTGCTGCGGACCTGGCTGCGGGATGGTGAAGTGTTTGCGCAGATGGTCAGTGGTGCGGGAAACGGTCTGGAACGGACGGCGGGAGTGCCATTCTGGCTTGAGGCGATGGAGCCGGATTTTGTTCCCATGCGCACTGATGAATCCGCCGGACTGAATCAGGGGGTTTTTCTTGATGAGTGGGGAAGACCGAAAAAATATCTGGTTTATAAAAATTATCCGGTCAGCGGCCGGCAGAGTGATACGAAAGAAATCGCTGCCGGAAAAATGATCCACCTGAAGTTCACTCGTCGTCTGCATCAGACGCGAGGCTCATCCATGTTATCGGGGGTGCTGATGCGGATCAGTGCCCTTAAGGAGTATGAGGATGCGGAACTGACAGCGGCGCGTATTGCTGCGGCGCTGGGACTGTATATCCGTAAAGGTGACGGACAGGACTATGAAGATCCGGGGATCAAAGAGACCGAGCGGGAAGTCCATATCACCCCGGGTATTATTTATGACGATTTGCGCAAGGGCGAGGATATCGGCATGGTCAAATCTGACCGTCCCAATCCCAACCTTGAAACTTTCCGCAACGGCCAGTTGCGTGCAGTGGCAGCAGGCAGTCGTCTGAGTTTTTCCAGTGCGGCGCGTAACTATAACGGCACCTACAGCGCCCAGCGGCAGGAGCTGGTCGAGTCCACGGATGGTTACCTGATCCTGCAGGACTGTTTTATTGGCGCGGTAACCCGCCCGGTGTACCGGACATGGCTGAATATGGTGGTTGCGGCAGGTCTGCTGAAAATTCCGGCGGATGTGGAGATGAAAACGCTATATAACGCGACGTATTCCGGTCCGGTGATGCCGTGGATCGACCCGGTTAAGGAAGCTGAAGCCTGGAGAATTCAGATCCGGGGTGGTGCAGCGACAGAATCTGACTGGGTGCGTGCCGGTGGGCGCAATCCGGATGAGGTCAAACGTCGCCGCAAGGCTGAAATTGATGAAAACAGCAGACTGGGGCTGGTCTTTGATACTGACCCCGTCAACGACAAAGGAGGCAACAGTGCCGGAACTGAACGACAGTATCAGCGCGACACCGAAAGCCAGCATGAAGAATAAATCCTGGTTCAGGATGCAAGCTGGGGGGCCGGGTGACGCGGATATTTATATTTATGACGAGATTGGTTTCTGGGGAGTTACCGCGAAGCAGTTTGTCAGCGAACTGAATGCACTGGGTGATATCACCCACATTAATCTCCATATCAATTCACCGGGTGGCGATGTCTTTGAAGGCATCGCCATTTTTAATGCCCTGAAAAATCAGGGGGCGACCATTACCGTGTATGTGGATGGCGTTGCCGCCTCGATGGCATCTGTGATTGCGATGGCCGGTGATACGGTCATTATGCCGGAAAATGCCTTCATGATGATCCATAAGCCATGGGGATTCAGTGGCGGGGATGCTGAGGATATGCGCAGTTATGCCGATTTGCTGGATAAAGTCGAATCGGTACTGTTGCCAGCCTATGCGCAGAAAACCGGAAAAACCACCGATGAAATTGCCGCCATGCTGGCGGATGAAACCTGGATGTCCGGTGCCGAATGTCTGGCACACGGATTTGCTGACCAGGTGACACCCGCTGTTGAGGCAATGGCATGTATTCAGTCAAAACGTACAGAGGAATTTAAAAAGATGCCGGAATCCATCCGAAACATGATTACTCCGCCACGCAACAGTGCCCCGCGTGATACCACAGTGACAATCCCTGCACCGGCGGTAACAGAACCATCACCGGTACCGGCAGTGTCTGATGAGGCGACCATTCGCGCCCGCGTTATGGCTGAGCAGAAAGCCCGCATGTCAGGCATTAACGATCTGTTTGCCATGTTCGGCGGTCGCTATCAGACGCTTCAGGCACAGTGCGTGGCTGATCCTGACTGTTCGCTGGAAATGGCCCGTGAACGTCAGCTGAATGAATGGGCAAGGAGTCCTCGCCGACCAACAAAAATACACCGGCCCATATTTATGCCGGAAACGGCAATTTTGTGGGGGACGGGATCCGCCAGGCGATGCTGGCCCGTGCCGGATTTGAAAATGTCGAGAAGGATAACGCCTATAACGGGATGACCCTGCGTGAATGGGCTCGCATGTCACTGACGGAGCGCGGTATTGGGGTGGCCAGTTATAACCCCATGCAGATGGTCGGGCTGGCGCTGACGCACAGCACCTCTGATTTTGGCAATATTCTGCTGGATGTGTCGAACAAGGGGCTGATCCAGGGCTGGGAGGAATCAGAAGAAACCTTCCAGAAGTGGACCCGTAAGGGACGCCTGTCAGACTTCAAAACAGCGTATCGCGTGGGGATGGGCGGTTTTGGTTCTCTGCGCCAGGTTCGTGAGGGGGCGGAGTATAAATACATCACCACCTCAGATCGCAAGGAGACCATTGCACTGGCCACTTACGGGGAGATTTTCTCCATCACCCGCCAGGCCATTATCAATGATGATCTGAATATGCTGGTGGACGTGCCGATGAAGATGGGGCGTGCGGCGAAGGCAACGATTGGTGACCTGGTCTACAAGGTGCTGACGGATAACCCGAAACTGTCCGACGGTAAGGCGCTGTTCCATGCCGATCACAAAAATATTGCCACCGGGGGGATCTCCGTTTCCGGACTGGATGCGGCCCGTCAGATGATGCGCCTGCAGAAAGAAGGCGATCGTGCCCTGAATATCCGTCCGGCCTTTATGCTGGTACCGGTGGCACTGGAGACGGTGGCGAACCAGACCATCAAATCGGCCAGTGTGAAAGGGGCGGATGCAAACGCCGGTGTCATTAACCCTATCCAGAACTTTGCTGAGGTGATTGCAGAAGCGCGTCTTGATGCGGCAGACCCGAAAACCTGGTATCTGGCGGCGGCACAGGGCACTGACACCATTGAAGTGGCCTGGCTGGATGGTGTGGACACGCCATACATTGATCAGCAGGAAGGTTTCACCACTGACGGCATTGCCACAAAAATCCGTATTGATGCCGGAGTGGCACCACTTGACTGGCGCGGGCTGGTGCGTTCGTCGGTGGCCTGATAACCGCGTTATCACAATCACTGCCCGAAAGGGCTTTTTTTATGCCTGAAAAACAGCCCCACAGGGGCTGTCCGGAGAAACAGCATTATGGCGAAAAATTTTGTACAGGACGGTACCACCATTGAACTGGTGAATGCCGGAGATCAGACCATCCTGAGCGGTGCTGCGGTGGTGGTCGGCAGTATGGTGGCCGTGGCCATTACCGATATTCCTGCCGGTGAGGCCGGTGACGGTTTTGCCGAAGGCGTGTTCCTGCTGCCCAAACAGTCTGCTGACGACATTCAGTCCGGCGCGGTGGTTTATCTGAAGGACGGGGTTGTGCAGCTGGCTGCAGACGGTGCGGTGGCAGCGGGGGTAGCCTGGGAAAATGCCCCTGCAAACAGCGCCACTGTGGCGGTAAAAATCAATGTCTGATCTGTTTACGCGAATGTGTTGCCGGATGGACGTGGCGACCGTTCGGGTGATGGGCAAACAGGCGGAGATTAACGGCGTCGTGTACGACGTGATGCCGGAGGAAGAGTCCGCGGAGATGGGGGCGCTTTCGGGCAGCCAGTTGTCACTGGTGGTGTTTTCAGCCCGGTACCGTCCGGCCCGTCATGATGTTGTTGTGTTTGCGGGGCGCACACTGACGGTGACCCGTTATGACACGTACAACGGTAAACCCCGGATTTTTGTCGAACAGGAATGAGTATGGCAATAAAAGGTCTGGCGCAGGCCATGAAAAATCTGGATGCAATTGATCGCCGTGCCGTTCCCCGGGCCTCTGCCACGACACTGAACCGAGTGGCGGGGGCCATTATTGCGAAAACGGCCTCTTCAGTTGCCAGGGAGCTGGCCGTTCCCCGTCGTCTTATCCGTGCCCGCATCCGGTTAAGTCCGGCACGACCGGATAAGGTTTACGCAAAGGTTTACATCAATACCGGCAACCTGCCCGCCATCAAACTGGGGGAGGCCCGCGTTCGACTTTCCCGCAGAAAACGGAGAAAGAAAGGACAGCGTGCGGCCCTGAAAGGGGGCGGCAGTGTGCTGATTGTGGGGAAAAGACGGATCCCGGACGCCTTTATCACCCGGCTGGCTAACGGACGCTGGCATGTGATGCAGCGTATGCCGTGGGCATCATCATCCACCGGCGCGGACAGCAAAGGGAGGCCGAAACGCCACCGTCTGCCGATCGAAGTGGTGAAGATTACGACTGCCGGACCGCTGGCAGAAACCTTTGAACGTGAACGGGACCGGATGTACCGGGAAAAATTACCGGCGCAGATGATGAAAGCCATGACGCATCAGTTACGCCTGGTGCTGAAAAGAAAATGACTGGGAGGGTGTATGAAACACCGTGAAATACGGGCGGCAGTTCTGTCTGCCCTGAAAGAAAATATTTCTGAGAGGGTGAGCTGGTTTGACGGTCGCCCGGTTTTTATTGATGAACAGGAACTGCCTGCTGTTGCTGTTTACCTGACAGATGCGTCTGCTGCTGACGAGTTCGTTGATGAGGGAACCTGGGAGGCGACACTGCATATTGAGGTTTTTCTCAGGGCAAAAGAACCGGACTCGGCACTGGATATGTGGATGGAAGAAAAAATTCTTCCTGCGCTGGAGGCAGTTCCCGGGCTCAGTGCATTACTGCTGAAGATGAATCTTCAGGGGTATGACTACCGCCGGGATGATGAGTTTATGATGTGGGGATCGGCAGATCTCCTGTGGAAAATTACCTACGAGATGTGAGGACGATATGGCAACACCAAATCCCCTTGAGCCGGTAAAAGGTGCCGGTACCACTCTGTGGGTTTACAACGGCAAGG